CTCCGTAGTTAGTTAGTTGGTTATTGTGGGACTACGTAGTCAGGTTGTGACCAATCGCAACATTCATCGGCCTCAAACATAAGAGTTTCGTCGGTGACTAACCAGATTAATCGGTATTCATTGCCCGTCTCATCGGTTGCTAGTGTGGTATAGTGATAGCCGTACTTGGTGCTCGCATCGAGGTATGCTTGGCCATTCGGTGTAATCGTTTTGCGATTGTGTGTAATTGTCTCCATAATATCTCCATAGTTATTGCTGATTCAGTTCAGCATCGAGAGCCCGTTAGGGCTCTCTGTGTTGTACTGTATCCAGTAGAGTAGGTTTAGTCTATACATACCCGCATAAATAGTGATTCAAAACCATCTCGACTACGTCACTTCGACCTTGAACATAGTAAATTGACTCCCAGCATGGCTCGACAACTTCTCCATCAACTTCTTCGGAAGTCGGCTCGGAATACATAACAAACTCGCAATCGACATCCACCCACATTTCCCCCGGCAATGTGTCGATCCAATCTGAAATCCGTTTACAGGCCGATTGGAAATCTTGATAGTTTTCTACCTCCCAATCATCGTCGAGTCCTATCGGACCCCACAATAAATCCATAGTAGCCATGCTCGCTAGTCGTCTGATATCCTCAGGTACTTCGATATGTTCTTGTACAATCTGTTCAATTTTTTTATGCATATTGCCTCGCTAGTTAGTTAGTTAGTCTCATCAGTAGGCGCATAACGCCTAGACTCCCCAAAGGGAGTTTCGACCTATAAACAATTGCCCGATCGTAAATCTTTAACGTGACTATCCAGAAACTTGACTATTTCAGGTAAGCGAAAAAAGAATTCTATATGATTTACGGGCATCTTGAGTCTCACAGCATAGTTACCATAACTTGAGTTGCTACGATTGATCGTAGCTATGAACGCATACTTCTCTTGAATGTCTTTTAGTTTCATATATTTTCCCTAGTTAGTTAGTTAGTTAGTATGAGCCGATTCGACTCATGACCGCACTATACTGGTTCCTGTCGGATACGCAAGAGGGATTTGACAAGGATCGGGAAAAAAGTGCAGGGTTGGGTATGTGGCCTAATGTCAGCCAACACCATAACAAACTACACAAGCGACCTAACGCTAGGATTAAGGTCGGACACTATCATACCCTGCCTATGTCAAAGGGTAACTTGTATCAAGCAATACGGAAGCGCTTAGGACTTACGAGAGTCGCATTTGGCGAGCTGATAGGTATATCGCCGGTAGCACTAAGGTATAGAGAGAGATGCAAGCGCATGTATCACATGTGCGAGATACTGGCGTTGCTACAAGCGAGCGGTATGACGACAGAGGAGTTCACCGAATTGCTCAACGACATCGCATAGTTATAATAAATTGACCGATAATGTCAGTTATCGGGCGCAAGGGAAATATACCTTTGATTCCTAAATCCATTCCAGATATCAGCTACTTACGTCATAACCTTGCGATAACTTTTCCAAAACTTTTCTATTTTGAAAATCGTCGAGTACCGGTTACATATATATCCAACCTCTCACTAAAAATTCTCAAACTATAATCAACCATTGTTCTATTAGGAGCTAGTTTTTATGAAAGATGACGAGTTTAAAACGGAAGCGTTGCCGGAGGTTGTTGCTGATATAAAAAATCTGGAAATTTTGCCTCCTGTAATGCGGGATGTACCTCAGACTAGGTGGCACGTTAAGGACGAGCAGCTTGCCCTACAGGTGCGAGATTTAGCTAGGATGGGGTTGGGTAAGGGTCAGGTCGCTTTAGGGGCAAGGATAAGCGTATACATCCTTGAGAAGTATTATATGGCTGAGTTCCTTGAGGGCCAGACTGATATGCAGAAGGGTTTAGCGAGTGTAGCTGTGGCTGAGGCTATGAATGGGAACACGCCTATCTTGTTACATCTTATAAAGACTAAGTTAGGTTGGAGTGAGGCTCACCAGATTGAGATTAGCGGCGAGGTTAGGAGTGTTGTTAGTGGTAAGCCGTTGAGCAAAGAAGAGTTTATTCAGAAATACATCAAGAATGATTCGGAGGTAGAGTAGACTCCCACGAGTCCGTGATAGGTAGAGTAAGGGTAACTAAGCGTAATCTATACGAAACCTAAACTAAATAAATACAAGACGAATTTAGTTTCATTTTATTCAAAACTTTTTTACTTTTTTGTAACTTTTTTGTGAAACGTAGGAAAATTAAGAGGTTAGCTAGACAAGTTTATTATCAATGTCCTCGGTGTAAGATAATTGGTGTTGTTACAACTGGCTTGGACACTGTAATTTGTGGAATGTGTCGTCAGTTTGTAGCTTTAGAGATTAATTTAAGTACTGAAGAGGCTTATCGTCGGTTATGGGAGTAGAGCATAGTTGCAAGGAAGAGGGTGAGACTCAGCGTTGCCCGTGTTGTGGGCATGTAAGTACCCTGTCTACGGCGGATAATAGTGGCCGTTACTTTTATTGCCAGAATCCTAAGTGTAATGTTGAGCGCATTTATGGCGATAATGCGGTAATGGTCAGTAATGGATGAGTACAATCTAAATGAGCAGATTGTATGGTGCCCTCAAATCGGTCCTCAAGAGGCTTTGGTTCACTGCCCAATCACGCTTATAGGTTACGGTGGGGCTCGTGGTGGCGGTAAAACTGATGGGGTGTTGGGTAAGTTTGCGTTGGCTCAAGAACAGCTTGGGCCGGATTTTAACGCTATATTCTTTCGTAAAGAATTACCCCAGGCCGATGACTTAATTGAACGTGCTAAACAGATTTACTTGCCTTTGCGGGCGCATTGGCAAGATCAGAAAAAGCAGTTTACCTTTGTTAACGGTGGTCGACTCAGGTTTAGGCCGCTAGCTAATGACGATGATGCAGAAAAGTATCAGGGTCAAAATTTAAGTCATGCCGCTGTAGAAGAGGCGGGCAACTACGCTGACCCATCCCCTATTTGGAAGCTGTTCGGTGCACTCCGAGGTAAAGGTGGTGGCCAGGTTATTCTTACCTTTAACCCAGGTGGTATAGGTCATACCTGGCTAAAGGAGTTATTTGTTAAACCAGCACCAAAGGGTATGCAGGTTTTAACAAAAAAACTGCCTAACGGAAGTTCGTTTGATTACATCTACATTCCATCCAGAGTGCACGATAATCAAATACTGTTAGCAAAAGACCCAGAGTATATTAATCGCTTGCACATGGTTGGTAGTCCTGAACTTGTGCGGGCTTGGCTAGAAGGAGACTTTGAAATCCATGAGGGTAGTTATTTTCCTGAGTTTAGTTCTAAGCATATCATTGCTCCATTCAATGTCCCAAAACATTGGCCCCGCTACTTGGGTTATGATTGGGGCTATCGTTCCCCTTTTGCTGCTGTGTGGGGTGCTGTTAGTTCTGGACGTGATGACAGCGGTAATGAAGTACCGTATCCAAAAGGAGCTATCATCATTTATCGAGAAATGTGGGGAAAAGGAATCGATAACAAAACTCAAGCTCAACGAATTGCCGCCGCAAGTGTGGGAGAACATCCAGTAGCTGTAGCCGATCCTAGCATTTTTAAGAACGAAGGCGGCCCAAGTATTGCCGACCAATTCCACGAAGTCTTTGCTGGCTATAAGCACCCAAACTGGAAACACGCCGACAATGACCGACTGTCCGGTTGGTCTCAAATACGTCAGAGGTTGGTTAGCAAGCCACCTTTGTTGTATATTTTCGCTAACTGCCCGTACCTGTTAGAAACATTACCAGCTTTAGCTATTGATAAACGCAAACCGGAAGATGCAGACACAGAGGGAAATGACCACGCCTGTGACGCATTGAGATACTTGTGTAAAGAACGACTTATTGACAGCCAATGGCAACAACCGGCAACTGTTTTTAACAAAGGTGTAATCAGGATAGAAGCGTATATAGCTAAAATGCGACAGGAAGCCAAAAGACCACGCCTATGAAAATTGATGCTAAACAAACCATTAAACGCTTCTCCACACGTTACTGGAAATCACAGCTTGGTGCAGCCGAAGAACGACGTAAAAAATTTATTGAGGTCGCAGAAGAATCAATCCGCATTTATAACGCACAAAAGGACGTAGGTTTTTTACGGGATCTTGAACGCCGGTTAAACGTTTGGTGGTATTGCAATAACACTTTGCTTCCTGCTTACTTTAGCTCAACACCACGAGCCGAAGTACTACTTCGCAAACGAATGGGCAGCACCATGCACGAAATGGCCGCTGTAGTTCTTGAGCGTAACATTCAATACCAGATGGATTGTGGCTTTGATTTTTATCAGGTTGGCTATAATTCAGGTTTGCAGTTTTTGCTTACTGGCCAAGGCGTTCTTTGGTCACGATATTTACCAAAAATTGAAACTATCTTTCAAGAAATCGCCTTGCTCCAAACACCAAATGGTTTAATTGATGTGGATGGCAATCCTTTTAACGGCGACACATCGAAAGCTAAAAAAGGTCCAGGCGGTGTAGTTCTTGTTTCAGTTGAAGTTGAAGCTAAAACTGATGAGCGAGCTATTCTTGATGTCGTGCAGTATAACGACTACCTCTGTTCCGATGCTCGCAACGAATCAGAGATAGAGTGGAGAGCACGACGTGCGTTTATGTCACGCTATCAGGCCGAGCAAATGTTTGGCCGAGATGTAAGTAACGACTTGAGCTACGACTCCTACCCAGAAGTTCAAAAGAAAGAAATTAACCAAGACAGAGACAAGTACGAAGGCAAAGCCGAATTGTGGGAGGTGTGGTGTGAAGAAGCAAATAAAGTCTTTTGGGTTCAAAAGGCCGGAAGTAAAACTATCATCCAATCCTCAGAGCCACCAATCAAATACGAAGGATTCTATCCTTGTTCCGTCATTGCTCAAAGCACTGACCCAGATTCGGTCATCCCTGTCTCAGATTATGCCCACGTCAAAGACCAAATCTTAGAAATTGAAAGGCTCACAACTCGTATTCACGCCGTTACTCAAACCATTCGCACTAACGGTATTTACGATTCGGCTATTGGTAATCAAGTTGAGCAACTCATTAGCGGCGACTTACGACTTATCCCAGCTATCAACTGGCCGTCGTATAAAGCCCGTGGTGGCCTTTCAAACTCAATTGAGTTCATGCCTATTGAGCCATACGTTAACGCACTACAAACGCTCCAAGGCGCTCGACAGACGGCTCTACAACAATTGTACGAAACACTTAAAATCTCTGACCTGCTTCGTGGCACATCTGAACAGTACAAATCAGCCACAGCGAATCGGCTTGAAAATCAGTGGTCATCACTTGGCTTAATTGTTCGACAGAACATGTTTGCTAAGTTTATATCGGACGGTATCGGCAAACTTGGTACGATTATTGCGTCGCAGTTTGATGACCAACGCATCCTAGACATAGCCGATGCTGATCAGTTGCTTGCGCCAATGATACCGCCGCAACCAACTCCACCACCTCCACCGGAGATAGATCCAAACATGCCGCCTGAGCAACAGGAAGCTATGATGCAGGAGTACCAAGCATCGTTGCCACCTCCTATGGACCCTCAGATGGTTATGGAGCAAATCAAGGCGGAACTAATTGGCATCATCCGAAATGACAAGGAACGCAACTATCGAATTCAAATTGCTTCTGACTCAATGGTGGCTATTGACCAGTCTCAAGACCAGCAAGAAGGAATGGCACTCATTACAACGGCTGGTGAGTTTTTCAATCAAATGAACAGTCTTATTCAAGAGTATCCGCCACTACTTGAGTTCGGTATGGCGTTTTTCCAAAACATGATCAAACGATTTAAAGGCGGTAAAGAGCTTGATGCTATCTTTATGCGAGCTTTCTCTCAGATTGGTGAAATTGCTAAAGCAAAAGAAGAAGCGGCCAAACAACCACCACCTCCAGATCCTATTATGCAAGAAATGCAAGCTCGTATGCAGATTGCTCAAATTGAAGCGCAAGCTCGTATTCAAGCTACGCAGATGGAAATGCAAGACAATCACGAGAAGAACTTGCTGGCTATGCAAGACCAGCAGCTCAAAGCTCAACGTGATCAACTTGAAACTCAGTTGCTTGTACAAAAACAACAATTTGAAGAATACGTCAAACAAAACGAATTAGCCCTAGCTGAACAAGAGGTGCAAATTAAAGCACAACAACTTACTGTTCAAATGGCAAAAGTCGATGCTGGGTCAAATAGCGATGAGTACAAACATGCTATTAACCAAGAAAACAACCGCATGACTCAAGTTCTTGAGTTACAAAAACTTGAGCTTGAGCGTATGAGAATACGACTGAGCGAGGCGGAAAAATTACTAGAAGAACGTCGCCTTGCCAGTGAACAACAACTTGAACGTATGCGAGTTGGTATGGAAGCAATTGAAAAGCGTATGCAAACGCCGATTGTTCCAAAACGTAAACGTAAAGGAACAATTATTTCAGATGATTTAGGAAATCCAGTTGCAATTGAAATAGAGGAGCAAGATTAATATGCCGTATCCGTTTGGAAACCAACTATACCCCAAATTTAAACAAAAACTTATTGGTGCTTCGTCATTATCAACTGGAACGCCGATTGATTTACTTACCAATACAATTAACATCGCTCTTATCGACGTTGGAGTTTATACATACAACACCAATGATGAATTTTGGTCGGCAGCTTCTTCAGCTTTAGTTGGTGGCCCAAGTGGTATTTATACATTCACCACTAAAACAGTTACGAACGGAGTGTTTGATGCTGAGGATGCAGTTTTTACAGCAATTTCCGGCGTTGATGTAGAAGCGTTAATTATTTACAAAAGCACTGGTGTGTCCGCAACCAGTCCTTTAATTGCTTACATTGATGTTGGTTCAAGCGGATTACCCGTTACTCCAAATGGTGGAAATATAACAGTTCAATTTAATGCCTCTGGCATTTTTGCTCTATGATTATAAAACCGGCAACACAGCAAGCATCAATACCGGCTCGTCCGTTAATTGGTAGTTGGAAATTGGTTAAATGCCCACTGTGCGATGAAATTATTAAAATCAACGAAGGTGATTTATCTACTCATAAACAGTGCAATTTAAATCACACGTTTCAACTTGATGAAAACATATATACTTTTAATCAAATGATTGATTCTTATGGCCAATCTTCAAACATTTGATCAATACATCGATAGATTATCAAACGGTTATGTAAAACAAATCCATTATTCGTCGGATATTATTGCAAATACCGGAGCGACCATTTTTAGCGGACAATTGCTGCGTTTCCAATTGGCCGCCATTGCAACAATTGGCTCATACCCTGCTGGCGTAGCGGGATTAAGATTAGTTAACGCAACGTGTCGTTCTTCAACAATTATTCCAAGTATATTAGGAAAGTTTACTTACTTAGGTGCTTACAATTACGGGACTGGCATTTTTGACACCGGAAACGCCATGCCAACTGTAACAGAAGGAAATGTAACTCGCACAGCGTCTTCTGCGGTTTGCATGTTTGCTTTAAGCGCTTTAACATTAACATCTGGTGCGGTTTCAACAACAGTTCAATACACAGATCAAGACGGCAACGTGGGGTCCGCTGCACCAGCATTTACTTTTACAACTGGAGCAACAACAGGGACGTGCGGATTTCTTCGCTTGGCTTCAGGCGATGACGGTGTAAGAGATATAACAAATGTGACTGTTGCAGGTGGTGGAGTTGCAAGTGGCACGATAGGATTTTTTGGTTTTTGCCCATTTGGCACATTTAGCCAAGAATCAAGAGTTACAGCTACGCCTTCACAATTAAATTTTCTAACAGAAAAACCAACACCACCACTATTGCAAACAGGCGATCAATTAGGATTGCTTACGTTAAATAACGTAGCCCGTCGAGTACAAGGAACTTTATATTTTATTGGCGAGCAACCATGACCGCAAATCTTACGGGATCGCAACCAAATATAAATGTTATGCTTGCTACCTCCGCAAGCTATGGCAATTTAAACCGTTTGTATGCGCCTCGAATTGTCGCAACCACAACAGCTGCTACCATTGCAAGTGGAGGTGTAACGGTACAAAAATTAGATTTAACACCAACAATTCCAAGTGTTGGCGCAAACGTCAGCGGGTTTATTGCTACAAACATTAACATGTTTAACGAAGACACCGGCACCGGAATGATTGTCGGGTTGGATTACTTACTTGGTTCCTTAAATCTTGCAACCGGAGTTTTTACAAATGGTGTAACAATGCCATTAAAAACGGTTCGAGGAACAAGTATACAAACGGCGGCAGGTTTATGTTTTGCTGTTATTAGAACAACTATTGCCGCAACTACACCTACGCTTACGATTACTTTCACAGACGATTCAGGAACCGCTGGACAAATCGTTACTCCAATAATTCCAACAAACGCAACAGCACAAAGCGCTTTTCATCTACAACCTCTTTTTACCGGCGGTGCTATAGGAGTTCGTGACGTTACTGGAATGACTATTTCAACAGGCTCAAGCGGTATAATTGACGTGTATGGGGTGTTGCCTTTGCATGTCTGTTTCAACAATGGCTCTCTACATGGAACTAATTTTTTAAGTAATTTTCAAATTCCATATTTAGCAATACCAAACGAAACTTTGGGTTTTTACAGATTGTTTAACAATGCAACTTGCGATGCTGTAATAAATATAAGTTTTATACCGGAACCTACTTAATGACAACTTTAGCAAACATATATCAAGGATTGGCTCAAAGTGGTTGCCGGTGGTGTCTAAACCTTAGCAGCACCACTACGGCTACTACCGCTGCTACTGGAACAACTGGGTTTTTTTCATTTCAATTAATAGGCAACAGTATTGGCTCTACATGGCCTAATACTTTGCAAAGTTTATCTGCCGGCGGATCTCCCATTGTAAGTTTGCAAAGTACAAATACGGTAGCCAGAGGTGGCACTATCGCATTAATTTATAAAATTGGTACTTTAAATTTTTCAGCTATTGGTAACGGGTTCACACATGACGCAGCAGTTTTCCCGTTATTACGAGATGAATTAAACACAATTAGTCAACCTCAAGCGTATTTACCGTTTATAAAAATTACAACTGCACTGACTGGAACGCCACCAATTATTAGATTACAAACAGCAACTGGCGGCGTTGGTTTTGTAGACCAAGATGGGGCTAACGTAGTTGGCACAATATCCATTACTGTTCCACTTTCAGTAATTGGTTCGTGTTATTTTTTACCTTTAAATAATGCAAATGCCGCACGAGATATTATTCAAATTCGTGTAGACACAGCCGCAACAGCTGGCGCAGCAGAAGTTTACATGTACGAAGAAGTCACAATAAATCAAACTATTGTTGCTGGCGCTGGGGTATACGATATCATTGGTGGAAGTGGTTTAAACATAGTATCAACGCTTCCTGCGATTGCAACCAGTGGAAGTGTTGTTTCATCGCTTGTTTATGCAAATTACAGCAATGCAGCAGTGACACAATCAATCATTGAATTGGAAGGATAATGGCATTTGGTGTTTCATTTCAAAATGGATTAAATTGGTCTTACACTAATACATACACAGTTAGTGAATTTTTCCCATTTGTTCCACTTGAAACAATAAGTACTACTGTTTTGCCACTTATTGGCCCCACATCAACAGTATTTGTTCCGTCATTAACACAAACAACTTTGACAATTGATTTGGCACTGTTAGGGCCAACATCAACAGTTTTTCAACCTGCTGCAACACAAACAAATGATGCTACCGTTAACTTACCAGCGTGGAACGTATCAACAGTCGTTTACACGCCGACCGTTTTAAGTGGTCCTGCCGTTATTGTTTTAAACCCTATTGCTTCAACACAAGTATTTTATCCTCCAACTGTAATAAGAGAAGGCGGGGATATTGATACAAGTGATATTCTCGATAATTATAAAAAACGAGAACGACAGGAAAACGAAATATATGAACAAAATATAGCGGCGCAAATTTTAAAAAAACGTCGACACGATGCAGAACAAAAACGCAACAAAAAGAAAAAAACGGCAAAACAAAAGTTTGAAGATTTAGTTTTGCAAGTAGCCCCAGAATTTAGAAGCAATAAACGCAAACGTATTCAAGCGTTGTTATTGTTAGCGACAATGGATGAAGTATGAGTAAATATAAATTGTTTCAGTATTGTCCAGTTAAACAAAAAGTCGTTCCGGTTGAACAAGTTGAACGAACAAGTCCCAACGCTAGGGATTTATTTATTCAAGATGAAATGCCGCCGACTCGAAATCCATTGAATCCTAACGAGGTTTACACCAGTAAATCAAAGCTACGAGCGGCTTATAAAGCTGCTGGTGCTATTGAGGTTGGAGATGCTTACGATAAAGGGTACACCCCTGACCGAGAGTCAGGACGATCCGAGCGTGAGCTAGTCTCCAGGTTAAAACAACAAATGATAGAAAGGTGGAACAATGGAAGATAACTACCAGGTAGAGGACACTGAGGTTTCGGTAGAACGTAACGATTCAGAAAATAAGGGACCGAGCATACGAGAAGCACTTAGTCAGCATTTGGAACAAAGCGGCGAAACCCAAACACAGGTAAAAGCCGAACCCGAAACCCAGCAAGAAGTTAGTAATGAAGTTCAAGTTGCTGCTCCCGTTGATAGGCCAGTTCTTTTGCCACCTGCGGATATGCGAGCGGAAGAAAAAGCTGCATTTCTTAATCCTACACCGGATAACGCTCATGTGCTTCAAAGTTACCTCAATCGTCGAGCTTATGAAACTAGGTCCGATTATAGCCGCAAAATGGCCGAGCTTGAAGAACAACGACGAAACACGGCTCAAATATACGACGTTATAAAACAATATGAAACGGACTATGCCAAGGAAGGTATAGCACTCAGTGACGTAGCTAGGCGATCCATAGCTTGGGATAGGGCTATGCAAAATAACCCTGTAGAAACCGCTAGGGAATGGCTAGAGGCATACGGCGTTGATATTAACCAACTGGTAAATTACCAACCAGAAAATGGCTATGAGCCGCAATATCAGCCTCAACAAAACTACCTGACAAGAGAAGATGCCGAGCGTATCGCCGAAGAGCGTATGCAAGCGGTCATGCAACAACAGGAACAAAAAGCCGTTGAGTACTTTAACCAAAGGGTTGTAGAGTCGTTTATGAACTCAAAGCCAGTGTTCAGGGACCCAGAAACAGCTTCGCAAATCGAATCTGAAATGGCCCCGATAGTGTCGGCGTTGAAGGGAACAGGACGTTACAACTCTCCTGAAGAAATCCTAGAGACGGCGTATAACTACGTTATAAATGGCAATCCGGTTTACTCCAGTCTTGTTCGTCAAATGACTGCAAAACCGATGATCGAACAGAAACAAGCTGTGGCGCAGCAAGCAAAGGCAGCATCACGGTCCATATCTGGCTCCCCAGGCAGTGGGACTCCCAGGCTAGAAATAAAAGACTTGCGGGAGAACCTACGTCGTCGCTTTATTGGGGACGATTAAAGTTTACAGGTTATCCCGCTTAAACAAGTTAAGGATAACAAATGGCAAACTTAGAAGAGGCAATCGTCACGACCCTTTTCGACCAGTCGGACGCTATTGCGGATGAGATTCTTCATCACAATCCGCTTTTGGCTTCGTTGGACGATCAGGGTCTTATTCGTAAATTTTCCGGTGGATATGAGCTTCGCAAGCCCATCATGTACAATGATGACGCTCAGGGTGGCTTTTATTCCGGCTTTAGCTCGTTCAATTTGAACGCTATTGAGGATGCAACGGCTTTCCGATTTGGAATTAAGCAGGTTTATGAGCCTGTAGCAATTTCGGGTCGTGAGCGTCGTGCTAACCGTGACCAGGCTCAGTTGATTGATTTGGCTGAGATGAAGATGAAGGCAGCTATTGCCCGACTCAAAAACACAGTATCAACCTCGCTTCGTGGCGATGGAACTGGTTCTGGTGGACTTGAGTTTGATGGTATTAAGAAAGCTGTTTCGACTTCGCCGTCGTCAGGTACATACGGAACTATTGACCGTGGTACTAACCTTTGGGCACGAAATCTTGCCGTCAACACCACTCTTTCGGCTTCAAACGTACAAGAGACAATCACTGATACAATCAGCCAGATTGTCCGAGGCGATGAGCAGCCGGACCTTGGTTTGATGGATCGTACAGCTTGGAAGTTTCTTCATAGCTCACTTACGGCAATTCAGCGTATTCAGCTTCCGACAAAGAAGGCTGTCGCTGGTTTCCGTGTACTTAGCTATGACGGATGCGACTTTGTATTCGATGGTGGTTATGGCTCGTCGGTTCTTGAGACTAACAGCTGCCGTTTGCTCAATACGAAGTATTGGACAATGGATATGGTGCGTGGGGCTGACTTTAAGCCGCTCGCTCCAGAGATGGCTCGACCAGTTGATCAGGACGCTTTCTTCACGGTTATTATCGTTGAAGGAAACTTGTGCTGCTCTGCTCCAGCTCTACAAGCTGTAATTTACGCTTAATTAGAGGAGGAAACAGAATATGTCACATTCAGGATCATTTGGTGTTAATTACACTCGTACATGGACTGGGTCCGAAGGACCACTACCAGCTAAGTTGACTGATGTTGGAAGCTCAACGGAAGGAGAATTTGTTTTTGTTCAAGCTGATGGGGCAATAGCTCAATATGCTTTTGTAAAAATAACTTCCGCTGGCCAGGCTGCTGAAGCAACGGATGCAATTGCAGGGCCAATTCAAATCGGTGTAGCTCAGGTAGCTGCGGCTGATGACGAATACCTTTGGGTATGGATTGGTGGTGCAATGGGTGGTGGAGTTGGTGTTGGCATTAAAGGCAAAATCCTTACCGGATATGTTGCTGGAAATGCTTTGTATACCACTTCAACGGCAGGATGCGCCGACGATGCTACTGCAACTGACAAAATCAACCATGTGTACGGTTTGGCTGGTACAACCGGCACACAGGCTGTGGAACTTGCTTCGACGGCTCCAATGGGAGTGTAAACTAATGGGGGGAGAAATCCCCCCTTTTTTAAAAGGATTCTATGTCACTTTTAACTGATTTGATTGGTTTGGGGATGCCGCCGGAACAAGCCAGTGTGCTTAATTCTCAGACAGTTTCCTCAGCTCCAGCACGTTCAGCAAGTGGAACATTGACTGCAACAGGATCTGCCATTACCGATGCTTTGGCACTTACTGCGTTTGTAAACGTAGTCGGAACTACAGCTTCTGGAACTGGTGTAAAACTTCCTGATGCTCCCATTGGATCTATTGTTTTCGTGCAAAACAACGGCGCTAACGCACTAAACCTTTACCCTGTTTCCGCAACTGGGACAATTAACGGTGGCTCTGCTGGTGCTGCTGTTACTATTGCAGCTGCTGCGGGTAACGTAGCGGTACGACAAACAGCCACAAACTGGTTGGTATTCGTATTGGCTAAGGAAGCATAACTTACAGGGTGGCTTGTACAGCACCCTTTTTTACGAGGCTTTATGACAAGTTTTGGTGGCGCAGTTGTAACAACTATTCCAAATGTGCCTAGCTCAACAAGCACTACAATTCTAGCTGCAAATCCTTACCGTCGTTATCTTAGTATAACAAACATTGGTTCAAATACGTTTGCAATAAGTTTGGATGGCGCAACAATAACTAGCGTAACACCAAGCACTGCAAACCCAGTATTGCCATTCGGAACTGGTGCTCAATATGCAAATTATTTTGAATTTGTACCAACTGGGGCAATAACTGCATATCAAACAAGCGGCGGTCCTTTAGAGGAATTGTTGGTTATAGAGGGGTAGTGCTATAACTTTTAATAAGGTTAACCCTTATTATAAGGAGATTATACATGGCACAAATAGATTGGCAGTCCATTATGAATGGACAATCCCAACCAAGAAAACGCTATCAGGGCGCTAACATAAAGTTTTTTAATGCGGTTAATGAGAACCGTATGAAATCACTTCAAGCTGGCCGTCCTATATTTGACGAAATTCCTTCCATTTCCATTCAATGGCCAGGTGGGGATGAAACCGTTAGAAAGATCGAACCACAGGATATGCAAGATTACCCAGAGTTGTACGCAGCATTTACTGCGGGTAATCAGCCTGTGGAAAGCGGCACCCCACTTCAGGAGTGGCCGCCAATGACAGCTTCAGCAATGCGGGAACTGCAATACCTTGGTTTTAGGACTGTGGAACAGCTTGCAGCCGCAAATGATGAAATTCGGCGTAAAATTGGACCGTTGAGCAAGTTCGTTAAGCTGGCTCAGGATTGGCTTGATGCTGCCAATTCGTCACAGAATGACGTGTCCAAATTGCGTCAGCAACTGGAGCAAGAAACCAAGTTGCGTCAATCATTGGAAGAGAAAGTTGAGTTGTTGTTACAACGAATCGAAGCCAATGAGGGAACTGACTTGCGTTCTTATAGAAAGGAGGTGATCCCATCTCAGCTTGCTCCAATAGCAACTGTCGAAGAGGATTTGTCGGACGACCTTGACCTTAAACCTGCTAAACGAGGTAGACCAAGAAAAGCATGAGTTTAGCAACAATTGTTTCTAATGTAGCTCAGGAGTGCGGATACACTGTTGAATCTAATGTAATTGGTTCAACTGAAGTTACAACGAAACAATTGCTGGCTATGACGCAGCGCATAAACAAAGACATCTTTGAGGCATATCCGTGGCCTAAATGTTATGCGTCGGGAAGTATTACCTTAGTTGGCGGCCAGGGAACTTATGCACTCCCTGCCGCCTTCTCTTGGTATCAGTATAGTACCTTTTGGAATAGCAGCACTCGGTGGCGCGTAATAGGGCCAATGACCGAGCAAGAATATGCTGAGGCTATTGGATTTGGCCTTACCACTACTGTATATCAACGCTTTCAAATTCGTGGTGTAAGCAATAATCAATTGTTGATTTACCCTACACCGAGCGCAACCAACAACGGCAACATTCTTATATTTGAGTATATTGCTGATCGTTCTGTGCGACCGCAACAGTGGGAGCAAGGACAGGTGTACGCTGCTAACACCTATACCTTCAACAACGGCAATTACTATCTTACAACCGCAGGTGGCACTACAGGAGCCACAGCGCCAACGCATACGAGCGGTTCGGTGTCGGATGGTGGTGTGACATGGGACTATTACAACGGCCCATATCAGCGATTCTTGGCCAATACAGACGTAAGTTTGTTTAATGAAAGTTTGGTGGAGCAAGGCGTAAAAGAACTGTTTGCTCAAATGCATGGGCTAAGCACAATTGTGCCTAAGTTTGACCAACAGTTACACGAGGAATTCAGTCGGGATAATCCAAGTAAAATTGTTTATGCCGGAATGATGAATCGTGGCGAGATGTTTGCAAGAAGTGGCGTAGCCGTATTTGGAACGTGGATATGAACGGACAAGAACCAGCAATTACACAGCGTGATCCTAGAGCTTATTACTATTGGCTTATGCAGAATAAGGTTCCGCAAGGCCAAGCTATGCAAATGGTGGATCAACGTTTTGGCGGCGGCAAAACTCCTGAGCAACGAAAGCGAGAAGAAGCTAAAGCAAGTCAAACAAGTGGCCTTGCTCAAACTGGTGGGGCTGTTGCTGGGCTGATTGCTGGTCGATTTATTTATAATAAAATTGATGGTTGGATTGATAGTGCAACCGGCGCTAAAACGACCGAGCAAGTTGTTCAAAATGCTGCAAACCAAGCTGGTCAATCCGGTGCGGTACAAGCTGCCAAAGCTGGTGGAGCAGGTTACGCACCAACACCTGCATTAGACCAAGTCATGAGCGTTCCTCAAAACGGAACTGTAGCTGCTGGTCAACCAGTGCCACAAGGCATGGAGGGCGTAGGAACTTCTGCACAGGGCGGTACTATGGTCACAGTAGAAACACCTGCTGGACCACAAACATTACCAGCCGAAGCAGCAAACGATGCTGGATTTATGCAGTCTGTTAACTGGGATGCAGTAGGAACTGGAGCGTTATCGCTTTTAGCCGCATACCAAGCATATAAATCATATAAATCTGACGACATGGTTGGTGCCGGTATTTCTGGTGCAACCGCTGCAAGTTTAGGTGCTAGCGCATTAGGAAATGCTGGAGTTCAATTTGCTGGACAGCAAACATTAGCGGGCGCGGCTCCATATTTGGGAGCAGTTGCAGGAGCATATCAAGGATATAAAACCGCTGAAGCCATGAGCGATATGGCGGCAGGTTCCAAGCGAACTCAAACTGGCGTGGTTGGAGGAGCAACGTCAGGCGCTCTTATAGGTGGTAGTATTGGATCTTTTGTTCCAGTAGTTGGAACTGGAATTGGCGCTGCAATCGGGGCTGCAGTTGGCGGTTTGGCGGGTGCCGTTGGTTCTTGGACTGGCAGTTCTAAAAATAAAGCGCAAATGATGCGAGATAACATCCGTGGCGTTTTGCAAGAAGGTCAAATTCTTGACGACAAATTTCAAGGCACTTTAGCTGACGGTTCTAAATATGATTTTGGCAAAGATGGTTCAACCTTAAAATGGAGCAACATCGATAAAATTGCAGCCGAAACTCCTAATGCTTGGAACGCTGCTGTACCTGCTGCTGATGCGCTAGCTGCGTCATACGGTTTCGTTGGTCAAAAGGCTTCTGACATTGCAGCTTGGTATGCGAAAGGTGCTGTAAGTAATGCTGGAGATGATCCGACTATTGCTTTGCAAAACATGCAACATTTTGCAAAACAACAAGGAATTACATACGACATGGTTAAAACTAAACTAGACGAAGCGATGGCTGATAATCGTATTAACCAACAAATGTACGATAAGTATTTGACTGGCGCAGCACAACTTACTGGTCAAGCTGGACCAAATGTTACTACGCCAACTCAAGAAAAAGTGGCTCGACCGAAAAAAGGTGAGTTAGCACGAGTTTCACCTGGCATGTACATGGATTCATCTGGACGTGTGGGGCGAGAAAGTGCAATGCGGCGTTCACTAGAGAAAAACATGAAAAAGGAAAAATAGTATGGCACGAGGCGATCAACTACGAGGAGCAATGCGACAAGACCCACGAGCCGGATTGGTGCGTGTAAGTCCTGGTGTTTACCGCAATCAAGGCGGTCAGCTTACGAATCAACGTGGCCGACCAATGGCACGTCGTGGTGATGGGCGTGATAGAGCTGACATGATTGGTCAACAGTTAGGCCAGTTTGTTCCTTATCCTATTCCTCGACCACAAAGAGAAGGCGATTATGATTTTGTAGATAGACGTCCGGCTTCTGAAGGATTTAGAGGTGGCGCAAATGTTGATCCAGGTCGATACGGGAGGCGCGCCATCGATCGATTTTGGGGTTCAGTGGCAGAGGATGCCGGCGATAAATTCCTTGATCGGGTAAACATGCCACCTAGTGACATTCAAGATGGTTTAGGAAGAACAATGGGTGCAAACAATGATACCGGTTGGCAAGGTCAGCGTCCAATAATGTCATTTGAAAACCAGTTTCAACCGTCAGCTAATCAAGGTGGCCGTTACAGATTAAGTCCTGGTGTATATGGCACCCGTGAGCAAGCAGAGCGTGTTTACAACAAGCAACAACAAGCAATGCAAGAGGCTTACGAACTATATGGAAAACCAGCTGACGTTGAGCAAGGTAGGCCAAATCAAGGCGTTGGCAACTATTTTGGACGACAAGCAGAAGGAACGTGGGATATGACTAAAACCGCATTAGATCCACGGACTGCTTATGATCCAAGACGCAGAGCCGAATCAGTTGGTCGACGAATTCGTAAGATGTTTTAATGTATGGCATTAGAAGGTTTCACAATGCCGCCTCCTTATGGCGGCTTGGACGTGGTAAGCCCCATCGACCAAATGGAACCAACTTTTGCGTTGGAGCTGGTAAACATATTCCCAGGGGCTAATGCTCCAACTGTTCGTCTTGGTTATGAGCAGTTTAACGCTGACATAACCGATCCTATTGAAACTTTAGTACCATACAATCAAGCTGATGGCACATTAGAATTGATTGCGTGTACCGAAACAAAAATATACAGCATCAACACGGCTGGTGTTGAAACTGACATAACAGGCACTACTACGCCGACAAGTGGAGAATGGCAAACCACTCAGTTTGCTGGTCGCATATATTTTTGTAACGGTGCCGACAATACTCAAGTTTACAATGGCACTACAACAACCGATGTAACTTTTACTGGCGTAAACATTGCTGACCTTATCAATGTTTGCGTTTATAAAGAACGGCTTTATTTTGTAGAAGCAAATACAACTAAGGTTTGGTATGGCGGCCTTCAAGTTACCGGAACTGGCGGAGCCCCTGCTCTCACCTCTTTTGATTTCGGTTACGTTTTTAGCCGTGGCGGTTATTTGGTTGGTATCGGTAGTTTTAGCAATAGCGCTAGTGTTACCGTTCAAGACTATTTCTATGCTTGCTCGTCTGAAGGTGAAATTGTTTTCTATACTGGCACGTATGCTGGCGATCCTACGACGTGGGGAATAGTAGCTAAGTATTACATTGGAAAGCCGCTTGGCTACCGAGCATTTGTTCGGGTTAACAATGATGTTTGGATTATAACAAAACAGGGAATCATCCCTGTTTCAGCTTTGTTTACCAGTGACCCAGAAGCGGCATTACTGGCATTGTCTAGAAACATTAATCCAATCATTTCTACCGCCGCTAATACTGTTAGCTTTGACCATCAATGGGCTGGCTTTTTTTGGCCACAGGGTCGCCGCGTGTATATCAGCATACCAAGCAGCGGAGCGGGTGGGTACTTTTTGGTATACTCCATTGACACTAAAGGTTGGACTATATTTCGTTTGCATAACGATGCTCATGCGTTAAGCAGCTGTTTATTTAACGAGTTACCATATTACGGCAGTGATGATGGTGCTGTGTGGAAGGGTGAATCTGGCCAATGTGACGCCTGTGTATCTGGAGTTGGTGAATCTATTCAGTTCCAATATAGGGGTGCTTTTAGTTACTACAATAGTCGTGGCAACTATAAAGCCTTTAAAGACATTCGACCGTTGTTTGAGGGTAGACGTGGCTTAACCCTTGCGTTGGGCCTAGACACCGATTTTAAGCGTCAAGCTACCATCCCTACCCTAACTACAAGTTCCGGTATTTTCACGCCCTGGAGCGCTCCTGGGTCGACTACAGGCGGTTCTGGCTATGTGCCATGGGGCTCAAGTTGGTCGTCGTCTACCGAGTACATTTTTGATAGATTTGCTACTAAGGGTCAGGGGCATTGTGCTGCTGTTCGGTGCAACGGAAGTTTGCTTAATTCGACATTAAAGATTTTGGGATTTGAAATACGATTTGATTTAGGTGGACAGGTATAAATATGGCTAGAAAAACCGCAATGAGAAAAGACCCTAAGCGAGCTGAACGCCGAGCCGAAAAACGAGCTGCAAGACGAGAAGCTCGTGGCGCTCGTGGCATGGTTAAAAATGCCCAGCAGATGTACAACCAGTTTGCACAGCAGTCACAGCAGTTTGACCCTAGAACCTTTCAAGCTCAGTACGAACCTGTATACGGGGCTGAGGTTGGACGTGCTAGAGAAAACGTAATGGCTGAGTTTAACCGACGCAACCAAGAAGAGTTTGGTCGTCAAACCCAGGATGTTGAGCGCCAGATTGTAGAGCGTGGTTTAGATCCAACAAGTGAGGCTGCTGATTACCTACGCAGAGCCAACACTCAACGCCAAGATTTAGCTCGTCAAGAAGCAATGTCAGCTGCCGAGAAAGCAGCTTACGGCGTACAGGAAACTATGTACGATCAAGCATTAAAGGGAGCGCTGGCACCAGGTCAAATCTGGCAGCAATACCAAGACCCTTATTTGCAGTACATGCAAAACCAGCAGCGTAAGTGGGAGATAAAAAATCAACCACGAGGCGGCGGAGGTGGTGGCGGAGGAGCCCCACAACCAGGCATGTTTGACCGGTATATGGAACAAGAGTTTTTAAGTCGTTACCCACAAGGTGGTGAACAGCCACGACCTGATCCTTATTCAGAAGCTGGGCGAGCATTTTTGCAGGGTGCTGCTATGGGAACAGGACAGCGATTAACACAAGGATAAACAATGGCCGACGAGATATTGAGCGCATTACAGGGTATGCAGCAATCCCCCAGTGAAACCTATTGGGGCATTGGTCAACAAGCTTTGGGTAAGTCTTTGCCAGAGCTTATTGACCCTGTGTACGGCGACCGTGGCACTAACATCGGTATTGCTTTGGGCGGTGCCTTGGTACAAGGTTTGCTTGGCTATCAAGCTCGTCAAGAAGCCGCTGAACGCAATCTGCAAGCATCTCAATTAGCCAACGCTTTAATTCAGTTAGAAACACCAGAACAGCGCACCAGCTTTATTGCCGAAGCTCCAACTGAGTTTCAGGGTGGCTTAAGTACTCTTGCAACAGCGTTAACAGCACAAAAGATGCAACGTCAAGCGAAACTAGCGGAAAAGTTAGCTGAACTTGAAACAGCAGCAACTTTTGAACTTAGTCCACTAGGTCAAGAAGTAGCTAAAAATAAACTAAAACAATCGGTATTGCTTTCTGGAGTTCAAGCTGGACGAATTCCAAGTGAATTTGCAAGTTTGTTTCAACCATCTCAATTTGGCGAGGTGCCACTAATTCCTGGATTAACTCCAGAACAAAGTCGTGAAGTGTATGTCGAAGATATTAAACGTCAAAGAGCGCAAGCAGGAACAGAAAGTGCTAAAGCTCAACGAGCGGCATTTAGTACCGTTGAAGATTTGGAACAAACATTTCGCAATTTAAAAATGACTGGTCCAGAATTTCAAATTGCAAAGAATGTGCCAAATTCTCCGGCAGAACTTGCGTACAGTAAATTAAAAGGTTCATTAGCAGCCCTAGCTCGTGTTTCTGGTCAAACATCACAATTAAGTGATTTAGATTTAGCCCAACAAGAAAGTGCTGTTTTAGGGCCACAACTCCCAGTAGTTGGTTTTATTTCTGGAACTGATTCTATTGCAAACCGCCTTGCTGAAAAATTAAAAGTTGGACGCACGTTGCAAAAACAAGAACAAACCGTGGGAGCAGCAGTTGATCCTAAACTGGAAATTTTGAAAAAGTTGCAAGCTGAGTTGGCTGCCGAAAAAGCAAAACGAGGCATACAATAATGGATGAGGTTGACGCACAGATAGCTGCCATCCAAGCAGAATTGCAAAGTTTGCGGGCTATGCCTACGCCGACAGAACCTGCTGCATACAGTGGAGGTCAAGCTGTCTTTGACATACCTGCGGCATTGGCAACTGCTGGAGCAGGAACTATTGATGTGTTGTCTTTACCATTTACTGGTTTAGCTAGAGCGTTAGGTGCCGATCCAGAAACTACTCGGTATTTTGCATTAACCAAAGAATTGCAAAAAGCAAAAGAAGAAGCAGCGGCTGAACTTGGAGTTCGTCCAGATACAATGCCGCAAGAAATACTTAGCTTTGTGTCGCCATCTCCTTTGTCTAAAGCTAAATTAATAAGCCAAGCCGGAACAGGTTTAGCTTCTTATCTTGGCATGAAGGGGGCTGAAGCTGTAGCTCCTGAATCTCAATATGCTGGATTGGTAGGCGCATTGGCTGGCCCAGCAGTATTAACAAAAAGCGCTAAAGCGGTCGGTCCTAAACTAGAAGAAGCGGGCCTTGGATTACAACGAAGGGCGTTAGGTATTAGCAAAGCCGATTACAAAAACGCAAAAAATGCTGTAATTGAAACCGTAGACGGTGAATTTAGTACGCAATTAAAAGAAAGTGTTGACAACCTTATCAAAAACAAAACGCTAGGAACAAGCCGCGATCCTGGTGATATGTATGCTAATTTACAAGCAGCCAAAGAAAGCACAGAAGATGCTATTCAATCTGTATTAAAATCAACACAGGCTCAGGTTGGGCCAATACCACCACCTACTTTTGAGAATACTCTCAATTATATTAAAAATAACATCGATTCGGCAGAGGTCGATTCTTATTTGGCTTATTTGGCAAACAAGCAAAGTTCATTAGTTCGTGAAGGGCAAGGCAGTTTAACGTATCTGAACCAGCAAAAAAAAATAGTTGGTGAAAGTTGGAAAAACTCTCCATTATCTGATGCTGGATTTTGGCGTACTCTATATAGAGACATGAAAGAGCATATTGAAAAGTATGCTCCAGAAGTCAAAGATTTAAATAAAAAGAAACAAGATTTAGTAGTAGTTGAGCCTATTGTAACTCGTAATTTTAAAGTTTCTGGTGGCGATTTTGACATTGGCGCAGCGCAGCGGTTGCTTAACACAACTGGTGGAGCTGGTTTAGCTGGTGGCGCAATTATTGGCGCTGCTACTGGCAACTTAAAGCGGGGACTTTTAGGTGCTTTAACTTTACGGGCGTTATCAACTCCTACTGGTCAAAACATAGTAGGCCGTGGATTGCGGGGAACTGCATCATTAGCAAAAGCACTGGGTGCTAGTGGACTTGATGCTGGTGGCGCATTAGGCCGTGCTGGTATGGCGGCAGCTCCAGAAACAGAAACACCAGCACAAAATATGGCCGCTGAGGCACCTGCGGAACCCGATATTGATCAACAAATAAATCTACTTCAAAACGAATTAAATCAAATTCGTAGCCAACCATTTGCTACTCCAACGCCAACGATTCGCATTGGTAAACAGGATGTAAGTTTACCGGTGGGTGATAAATACGCACCAGAAGATTTAATGCGTGCTGTTGTACAAACTGAGTCTGGTGGAAAAGCCAATGCAGTTAGCAATAAAGGCGCTCGTGGTCCTGCTCAGTTAATGCCAGGCACTGCAAAAGAGTTAGGGGTTGATATAGATGACCCAACGCAAAACATCGAAGGTGGTAGCCGTTATTTGAAACGATTGCTTAATCAATTTAATGACAGAAAGTTAGCGCTGGCCGCTTACAACTGGGGACCAGGTTCTGTTCGTCGTGCTTTAGATCGACTTGAGAAACGCAAGATAAAACCAACATACGAGAACATGTTGCGGTACGCTTCAGTGCCGGATGAAACACAATCGTATGTTAGCAAAGTTTTGAATCAATTAACGTAAGGGAGAACGCTATGCCGTGGTCAGGTGGAAATTATACTAAGTGGAATGGTGCAGGTGGTTGGACGGCGGATGCGGCTGCTAACATTGGTATTGAGGCTGGGCGGCATGACGACCAAGATGTAGACTTTCAAAATGGTATTGATGCTTGTTTGAACAAGAATGGTCAGAATTCAATGACCAACGACCTTAACCTTGGTGGGAATAAAATCACTAATGTTGATAATGCCGCCGTTTCAACTGATGCGGTAACTTTGGGTCAAGTTCAAGCTGGCGTTGACATACAAAGCACAAGTCCATTCTGGACGGTTACTCGTTTTTCAAATGATGTAAATGGTGGAGTTGTAGGCATACGCAAATCTCGTGGTGCGACTGTTGGAACAAATACAATAGTTCAAAACGGCGATGTGCTAGGTGCCGTTCAATTTTATGGGGCCAACGGCACAAGTTATGATGCTGGCGCTGACATTGTAAGTTTTGTAGATGGTACTCCTGGCGCAACTAACGACATGCCAGGTAATTTAGTTTTCCGTACTACGCCGGATGCTTCGGCAACTCAATTGGAAAGATTAAGAATCGGTGCAAATGGTTTTATTGGAATAAACGAAGGAACGCCGGATGCCCGTTTAGATGTCCAAGGTGTTAGCACAACAAAAGCAACAATTTCGTGTCGGAGTGAAGTTGCTGGTGATGTAGCAAATGCCGCTTTCGTAATAAGTAAATTTGATAACAACAGTACCGTTTCGCAACTTTTTGCACGATTTTACATTAACAATGTAGCAACTGGTTCAGGGCAAATTAACGCTAATGGCGCATCACAAGCTGCATTTGGCACGTTTTCCGATGAGCGGTTAAAAGACAACATTACTGATTTGCCGTCACAATCAGCAGCATTAATGGCTTTGCGACCTGTCGAGTTTGATTACAAAGATGGCTCTGGTCACCAAATAGGTTTTATTGCTCAAGAGGTAATAAATGTTTACCCAGATTTGGTTGGTCAAGATTCAAACGGATATTACACTTTAACAGGGATGGGCAAAAACGAAGCTCGTTTAGTCAAAGGATTTCAAGAGTTGGTAAATCGAATAATTGAACTAGAAGCTCGTGTAGCGGCTTTAGAGGCATAATGCAATTACGTCTAGTGCGAGTGTCGGAGTTTAACGGCGCAACACTAGGCGTATTGTGCATTGATGATGAGCCGTGTTTTGTAACGCTAGAGGATGCTTGGCGCAATAACGAGCGAATGGTGTCGTGTATTCCGCAAGGTAAGTACAAAGTTAAGTTACATCGTAGCCCAAAGTTTGGAACTACCTATCAGGTTATGGATGTACCTGAGCGGGACCATATTTTGTTTCACGCTGGCAACACCCACAAGAATACAAATGGGTGTATCCTATTAGGTATGCAATATGGCAAACTTGGTTATGAGTCAGCCGTCCTAGCCAGTCGCTCCGCTTTTTTGCAGTTTATGGATCGAATGGGGAACGCTCCTGAAGCTCAGTTAATAGTAATTGATGCTTATGGTGGGGGCCGTGTACATTGACCGATCAAGATTTTACACAATTAAAATACTGGTTTGATTTAGGCATTAAAGCGTTAATTGGAGTAGTCGTGTCTATAGTTGGCATGGACTATCGCTCTGTTAAAAATAGTTTACACGAATTGGAAGAAACCAAATATCATTTAACAATGGAAGTGTCCGTTGTAAGGAATGAATTGCAATCCATGAAAGATAGGTTGCAACGCATCGAGTCTAAGATAGATAGGCTAACGGAGCGTAAATGAGAATCTTGATTGTGCTGTTAGCATTTATGGCAACGGCACAAGCTCAAGGGGTAAGTTACATTGGGTTGTGCAACCCAACATGGGATTGCAAGGCCGTTAAAGCCACCTGGAAGGGCCAGGATACGATTATAACAGGCTGGCTAGAGCAATCCTTTGGTCGGGCCTGTAAATGCGCTGACGAGCTTTTACGAAGCCTTAAAGATAAAGTCATTAGGGTGCACTTTATTAACTCGCCTTGTTTACGGAATAGGCGATGTGGACCGCAAGAGGTTTTAGCTGGCGAGACGGTGGAGTCTGCAAGTCGTAAAGTAGTTCGCCGCAACAGTAGGATTATTCGCAAGTACTTGGCTGTAGTGAAACGATTTAAACGGCGACTTGAACAGTCAAAAGGGAATCTACAGTGTTATGTGTCGGCGTGTTTGGAATGTGATTTATCGGGTGCTGCAAGACGAGTACTTAATTCTTTTCTACCTCGTTATTTGCCTGGGTGTAACATTGTGGACAATCCTTTGCGTAAAAAATGCTTGCCCAACACCATCTGCGAAAAACACGGAAGCAATCCTAAACTATCTGCCCCGTGTATAGCTGACCTAGACGGCGAGGATGGGAAAGAAGTTGATTTGAAGCAGTATTACCGCCAGACTCGACAGTGCGACATTCGGTTTTATTGGGAGCCTAAACTTAATTGTTTGGACCCTTCACTACGGTTTCAAGACCCAATAGAGCGGAATTGTCGCACCAACAAAAGTGAACTGTATAGAATTGGGAGAAAAACATGCCGTTCTTTGTCGCATCCATCGTCCGACATTTGCTAACCCTTGCGGCTGGTAGCTTGCTGGCTATTGGAGTTGCTGAAGGTGATGCCGATAACCTTGTTAAAGCTGCTGAGCCTGTAGTTGGTGGCGCTGTGCTTTACGGTATTTCTCAGGCTTGGTCGTTGTTTGACAAGAAGAAACGCTAAAGCGATTCCACTCTAAAGCGTTTAAACTTGTGAGTGTTTTTAGTTGTCGGCTTTTCAAAGCTATTTAGCTTTTCACGAATAGCCGTAACAATATCAAGAAACTTCCCTTTGTTTTCTTGGTCGGCGAGGTGGTGATTGATTTGCTCAGTTGCCACCTCTCTTAGTTTCTCGGCTATGTCGTTATCGTATAGCATGTGTGTGATATAGGTCACATTGTAGGGTTTAGCTTCGGTTGAGAATATAAAGCTGTGGAGCCGGTTAAATTCAATCATAGTTTTCTTATTAAACTCTGGTGAGTTTTCTTTCCAAATCTTTTTCTTGTTGTTGTAGCTTTGAATGTGAAGGTATCGTTCCCAGCGTTCAAAGAAGAAGCAATAGTCTTTCAGTGCTCGCTCCATAACTGCAAGCCATAGGGTACGTTCAGGGATGTCTGGTTGGTGCTCTTCTGTGGCAAACATGGGGATAAGTTCTTTCACTTTTGCAGTTTTAACCAATCTTCTAAATAAGTTGTCACCAGCCAGGGCCGGTTGTTTTTCCTGTGGATAACTACCGGAGTTCTATCGCCACAATCTCTTGTTGCTTGGTCCATTGCTTTATCCACGTTTAGTGCTTGTACCATTTTGCATTCGATGTGGTAATGAGCAAGCTCATGGCACTCTACGTCGGAGTTGCCAGCTTTGCCGCAAAATTGTTGTGTACGATGAGCTTGGTATCCGCACTCTTTTAGCTTGTTAGCTAACTCTCGTTCGGCTCGCGCACCTTTTGCTCGTGAGTTTACCATTCTTCTTCTTCAATTACATATTCACAAAAATCAACTTCTTCGCTGTAATATCCGTTGCTATTTCCATACCAACGCAAATCAACATAACCTTTGATTGTAGCTATTTTGTAAAAAGTCCATGTATGACTTTTATCATCTTTATCTTTTGGATTGTCACAATTAGTGCTCATTTCAGCAATTAAAATTGGGGAATCAAGTAAATCGGAAACATCACCAACTACGCTTTCTACATAGACTTCCTCGCAACAATCACGCTGATGATACATAATAAAATGCCTTCCTGTGTTGGTTGCAAAATCAATTTGATCGTCTTGAACTTCTATTGCATTGAAAGTTAATCCCAAAATTGTTTCAAATGGGACGTTTTTTTTCTTCAATTTATTAAATGCTTTCATTAGTAAAATACCTCATCCTTATCGGCTACTGACCATCGGTTACAATCCTCAGCCGACCAAACGGAAGCGATTGTTCTATACCCTCGTGTTTCGGGTTTTGGTTGATTTCCAATATAGAAGGCGTCTTTGAAAGCAATTCTGTTGGTAGGCAAAGCTGCGATTTGTCCGTTAGCAAGCAATACGACGTGCGCCAGTTTGTTTTGGTCGGGCTGGAGCAGGAAACCAGACTGAATGTCAGTGTCAGGCAACCAATCAATGCTAAACCAATACTTTGCATTTACCCTCGTTTTGTCTTTGAGGATGGCATCACATTGATAGTCACGCAACATATCAAATACGGTCACAACAGGCTTATAGCTGAAACAGTCCCACAGTTGTAAGTCGGGCAGGGCGTACGTCACATCGCACGGGATTGGCGTGTGCCTGAGCCAGTGAAGCGGTATATGACGGAAGTGGGCACCGCTTTGTAACAAGCAATGGAACTGGAGCGCTCGGCCTTTGTAGGATTGGATTGCAAAGGCGTATGCTTCTTCTGTTGGTTGTGTTTCAGGGTTGGTGATGGGCCAGGTTGGATCGTCTGTGAGCTTAGGTGTGTGCAGCCATATTTTAAGCGGTGGTATGTCTGCGTTCATTTTTCTTGCTCTATTTTAATTTCATTTGCTTTAAGCCAATCGCATAAACAAGTAAGCATTTCTCGACGACCTAACAACATGGCGCTAATACCTTGTGCATCATAATGTTGTGAATCAATTAATTGATTTTCTATTCTCCTTGCTTGTTCTTGTATCCACACCCACAAATTATTTGTGTTGCAATGATTGCGTTTATTCCATTCTTCGCTCATTTTTCTTGTTTTTCTCCTAACCAATCGACCGGTTGTATATTTATATTTACACGACCTTCAATTATGTCTTGAATTGCAATAGTGTAACCAGTTGCAAATGCTAGTATTCTATTAAATTGCTGATCTTCGTCTGGCTCGACCTTTAATGTATAGTAATGTCCTGCCGCATAAATCATTTGCTCTAGTTTTTTTGTAATCTCTAATGCTTTCTTGTTCACTTCTCCTCCTTTTTGTAAATTGCAGCCATATCTTTATATCGCTGCTTTCTATGCGTTTCTTCAATTAACTGTTTAGCCGCCGCATACATTTCTTTTTCATCTTTTCGCGCTTGCTTATATCCAGCATAGAAACCTTTATACAGCGCGTCGCGTACTTCATACGGCGCTTCAATTTGTCCAATCCAGCCGTGTTTATCAACAAAAGCCCAAGCCTGTATTGAAAGTTGGTCTTCATCAATATCATCTATAAACATCATTTCTCTTCCTTCGGCGGTGCTGGTAGCGGATGCCAATGCGTAACATTCAGATGCTCAGTGCCTAGCGTATTAGTCCAGCCCTGTCCGTACATGCCATAGTAAGCCAACTCATAACCATCAGTACACATAGCCAACACCATTGGTGTATACTCCGGCAGCCTGTCTTTAACGCTGATCCACCGCTGTGCCGCTTTGTAGCCATTGATAAACGCATCTTTGACTAAATCTTCTGCGTCACGATTTATTGCAGCGGAAGCTACTTTGTCTTGATCCAAATACTTTTCCGCCATCTCTTCAGGTGTTTTCATTGTTGACCTCCAATCCTTCCATCTTTTTTTGTGCTTGTCGCTTTTCCCATTCGTCGGCTCGCCATTGGGCATAGCAACGATCATCTCCACGGCGTACATAAGAAAAGTACACGTCCTCTTTTGTTTTAGGTTTTTTATTGCTCTTTTTCTTCATCGACCAACTGGCTCAGCTTTTCCGCAATATCTAAACGACTTCTTAATATACTCATCTCGTTCATAAGGTATTCTTGGTTGTCCTTTGCGGCTTGGTAGCCAGCAAGGAAGCCTTTAATAATCACCAATCGCTCGACGTAACTTAGCTGCTTACTGTCACAATACTCCTCCGCCATCTCTTCAGGTGTTTTCATTTTTTCTTTTCCTTTTTCTTTTTCTCAGCGCCTTTGATTTTGCCTTTGTTTATTGACGCATAGAAAACGTCTTGGCCTTTATCCTCGCCGTAATACTTCTGCATCGCTTCACGAATACGAACACCTTTTTTAGTTAGTGGCATTTTCTTTCTCCATGTAAACACCAGGACCGCAAAGTAATTTCACCGAAACAGATTCGCAATCCAGTACAGTTGTTAAGAGTATTTTAGCCAATTCCTCAGCGGTACACTCGTAGTTTTGATTTACAATGTCACGAATATCAGGCCGAGAAACAAACGTGTGCACATAGTCGTTTTTCTCACGAATGTGTAAACACACGTCCCACTTGCCGTCTGTGATTTGATGCAGAGAGTATATTTTCACGGCGCTCCTAGAATGGTAGGTCGTCCACATCTATGGCATCGAATACCTCGGTGGTGTTAGATGCTTTTTGCGAGACGGGGTTTGAACTTTGCCCAGTCTTTTCTTTCTCAAACTCTAACGCCGCTTGTAGTTGTATAATGAGTGTTTCGACATCGGCTTTGAATAGGTATTTGCTATCCCGCCACTCGTCAGTTTGTTTGTCTTTGTAACGCTTTGAGATACTGAAACTATAACCGCCGTTTCTGGTTTCCCAGATTGCTACGGATAGCCCCTTGTCCTTAATCGTGTGAATTGGTTTCATAACGCTCCTTTATTTTGTCTAAAATTGCCTCAGCTACGTTGTCTACGTGCACAAACCCTTTGGGTAAGGTTTGCCCACAATCTCGCTTTCTTGCCCACTCTGCGGCCCGTGTGAACATGTCGGCGATGCTTTGTAGTTCGTCGCTGTAAATTGTTTTTGTTTCCCGCCACTGCCCAGTACGTTTATCACGGTAACATTTTTGAAACGAAAACGTGATTTGGTCGGGTGTTTGCCAGATAACTAACTGACTTGTTTTGGCTTTAAACGCTCCTATTCGTGTTGCCATAAATTCGTCTCCAGTATAAAGTACTAGGAAGCCCCGTTCGTGGGCCTCCTAGTTAGGCCCGTCAGCTTTCACCGGCTGGCGGGTTTTTTTTCAACTCATAAACCACATCGATTGCCCAACGTAGCCCGTCGAGTTGCCCCAGCTCAAACGCTGATAGCTTCTCCGAGTTACCAAAGCTCTCAATTATTTCTTCAAGAATTTTTACCAGTCGTTCCATGTTTTTTATGCCATTGATCTAAAATTCCGTTAACTAAATCGGCTAAGAATACGCCTCTTTGCCTAGCTTCTGCCCGAATGTTGCTAGCTACCCGCTGATCTATAATAGCGGTGAACCGGCAATACCCAGGCCGACATGCGTCTGACTTTTTTTTAGTTTTTTGCATCGATTGTGTCCTCTGTTATACATTGTGTAAGTCGTTCCAGCTTGATCGGCGCTCTCCAGATGTCGTCGCATATGTGTTTCGCCTCGCAATCCTTGAGGTAGTTTCTCGCCTTTGGCCTTTGCTCCTCTGGTAATTTGCTCACGTCGTAATAGGTTGGCTGAATCCGCTTAGAAGGCTCTGTGGTGGCCTCCGTTGGCTTCTTCGGCTCAAACCAGTCTGCCGGTAGGTCGTCCACAACGGGCTCAACTGTGACCGTTTTAGGCTCTACAGCGGCCTTGGGTGCTGCAAACTC